TTACTGTTGAACAAGATAGTACTGTATCTCCTGTTACTGTTACATTTACAGGAAGTACAGGTACAACTGCAGTATCATTTGGTTCGTTCTCTTCAGCAATATTTAATAATGACTTAAATGACGCTCAAACATTATCGGGTGGTTCTACAACTACAATTCAATCACAGATTAACACTTTTGTTAAATCAGTAATGAGTAGTCAATCAACAAGTGGAACTTCAGCTTATGTGTTTGGTACTTTGGATGATACAACATATAATACCTTAACAGGTGCTGGATATACAGGTTTAACTAACGTATGGAATGTACCATCAATGAAAGATGCTAATACTTCATATTCAAGTAGAAACAATGATTTTTGGTATTATTCACAGTTTGACCCAACAACAGGTAATAACTACAGTGGTTATTCATTCAGTGTTGCGGTTGGTTCGTTATCGGGTAGTGCTTTTGGTACTGTAGGACAATTTTCAGGTTCAGTTACAATATCCGCAAGTACACAAGTTGGTACCGCATTTACAGATTGGAATAATGTTGTTTTAGCAACTTTACGTTCAAGAGGTATTTCACCTTATAGTGACTCAACAAATCCTGATTATCAAGTTACAGGTTCAACAGATGTAATTATTGATTTGTCAGGTGTTTATTCAGGAACAACAAAAACACCTTATGGGGCATTTGCAATTTCAGGTATAACATATGAAGGTGAAACATTTAACTTTAAAACATCACTTGATGAGACAGATACAAATTATGTTTCAAAAGTATTTGGATTATCTAACTTCGGAAAAAATAGAACTGATGTTCCTTTATTTGTTGAAGAAGAATATAGTAGTATGTTAAACTATGGATACAAAATGGGTTATGTTAGAGGTATTGGTAGTTCTTTAGTTGATTTACCATCGGCTCAAGATGACAATTCAACAAACACATCAATTGGTTGGTATTTAGAACAATATCAAACACCTGAAACACCATATCTTGTTTCCGAATTACGTGGTAACACAGTTTACGACTTATTTAAATTTATATCAATTTCTGACGGTAACGCAGCAAACGCTGAAATAAAAATTTCAATTTTGAATGTTTCTTTTAATAACGGTACGTTTGATGTTGGAATTAGAAGTTTTGATGATACAGACCAAAATCCTGTTTTCTTAGAAAAGTTTACAAATTGTTCTATGAACCCAGCTAACAATAGTTTCATTGGTGTTAAAATAGGAACTAGTGATGGTGAATATCAGGTTCGTTCTAAATATGTAATGTTAGAATTAAATCCTGAAGCACCTGTAGACGCATTACCTTGTGGATTTAGAGGTTACCCATTAAGAACATATAGCGGTGTAAATTCACCATTCCCAATATATAAAACACAATATGAAACTACAGGAGAACCAACATTCTATCCACCATTTGGTTCACAACAAGTAAGTTCAGGAGATAAGATAAACAGAACATACTTAGGTATATCCAATACTGTTGGTATCGACCAAACATATTTTGATTACAAAGGTAAACAAAATCCTAATGATTTGGCAACTGCAACAAGTTCAAATCCTTGGGCATATTTGTCAAAAGGTTACCATTTAGACTCAGGAGCAACTGTTGTTACAATACCTAACACATATAGTACTTCAGGTACTTCAGCATTTGAAGTTGGTAACTATCCGTTTACTTCAGAACCAACAGACCCAACAAGTCCATATTATAGACTTAGTGGTAGAAAATTCACTTTGGTTCCTGCTGGTGGTTTTGATGGTTGGGATATCTACAGAGAATACAGAACAAACGGTGATAACTTTATTGTTGGTGGTTCAGGTTTCTTAAGAGGTTTCGCACCAACATCACAATTCCCTACCGCTACAGGTTGGGGGGCGTTCAAGAAAATAACAGTTCAAGGAAACTCAACTGATTGGGCGAACACTGATTATTACGCATACTTGTTAGGTCAACAGACATTCGCAAACCCACAAGCGGTTAACATTAACATATTTGTAACTCCAGGTATTGATTTCGTATCAAACTCAAATCTTGTAGAAGATGCTATTGATATGATTGAAAATGAAAGAGCGGATTCATTGTACATTATGACATGTCCTGACTACAACATGTTTGTTCCTACGAGTACAAATGTAAACGACGCATACTTCCCACAAGAAGCGGTAGATAATTTGGAAAATACTGGAATAGATTCTAACTATACTTGTACATATTATCCTTGGGTATTAACAAGGGATACAGTAAACAACACACAAATTTACCTTCCACCAACTGCGGAAGTTTGTAGAAACTTGGCTTTAACTGACAACATAGCATTCCCTTGGTTCGCATCTGCGGGTTACACAAGAGGTTTAGTGAATTCAATTAAAGCAAGAAAGAAACTAACTCAAGAAGATAGAGATGTACTTTATCAAGGTCATATTAACCCAATTGCAACATTCTCTGATGTTGGAACAGTTATTTGGGGTAACAAGACAACTCAAATCGCTGAATCAGCACTTGATAGAATTAACGTTAGAAGATTGTTGTTACAAGCTCGTAAGTTAATTTCAGCAGTTGCGGTTAGATTGTTGTTTGAACAAAACGATGATAAAGTAAGACAAGATTTCTTGGATTCTGTTAACCCAATATTAGATTCAATTAGAAGAGATAGAGGTTTAATTGACTTTAGAGTTGTTGTTACAAACACACCTGAAGATTTAGATAGAAACCAAATGACAGGTAAAATCTACCTTAAACCAACAAAAGCTCTTGAATTCATCGATATTGAATTCTTGATTACACCATCAGGAGCTTCATTTGAAAACATATAATAAATAAAATGGGGGTAGGAAAATTCTTACCCCCACTATTTAAAATAAAAGAAATATGAAATTCACAAAAAAAACATTGTTTGAAAACGTTAATGTAAAAACAGACGGTAAAAAAACTTATTCTGACAAACCACAATCTGTAATAGTTACAGAATCACAATTAGAAAGAATTATTCAAAAACTTATTGGTAAAAAATGATTTTAGAAAAAATTGTTAGAAAAAATTTATTACGTATTTATGAAGGTTTAGACCCTGAAAAGTTACCTGACAACAAATACTATGCTTTTGATTGGGATGATAATGTAATGAACATGCCAACAAAGATTATGGTGGTAGATAATGAAGGTAATGAATTAGGTATTTCTACTGAAGATTTTGCCGAATATAGACATCAATTAGGTAAAGAACCTTTTGTATATAACGGTAAAAACGTAGTTGGTTACGCATCAAATCCTTTCAGAAACTTCAGAGGTGAAGGTGAACAACAATTTTTGGAAGATGTATTGGTGGCAAGTTTTGGTCCATCATGGAACGATTTTGTTGAGTGTATCAATGGAGGGTCAATTTTTGCAATAATCACCGCAAGGGGTCACAACCCTGAGATTCTAAAAGAAGCGGTGTACCGTTTAATTAAAAACGATATTGGTGGTTTGGACCAAGAAAAATTAGTTCAATCACTTAAAGACTATAGAGAATTATCAGGTGAAGATATTAAAGATGACGAAACATTAATAAAAGAATATTTGGATATGTGTAAATTCCATCCTGTTTCATTTGGTACAGGAGCTGAAGCAAATCCTGAAGAAGGGAAAATCGTTGCTTTGAGGGATTTTATTTCATATGTAAAAAAGTTGTCAATGGATTTGGGTGGGAAAGTATTGTTCAAAAATGACGTGTCCAATAATTTTGTGATACCAAAAATAGGGTTTTCTGACGACGACTTAAAAAACATAGAAAAAGTTAAGGAGTTCTTAGCTAAAGAATTTGGTAAAGAAAGCCCAGTACAAACATATTTAACTAAATCTAATATAAAAACTAGATATTAAATAAATAATTAACTAATAAACTAGAACGCCTAGGAAATATATGACGAAAAAAACCAAATAGTCAATATTTATAAGAAAAATAAACTAAAATAAAATAAAAAATAATAGAAATAAGATATGGCTGATTTATTAATGAAAATGCCCGACCCATACGAACCGAAACGAATCAATCGATTTATTCTTACGTTTCCATCTTCTTTGGGTATTAATTCTTGGTATGTTGAATCAACAGCACGTCCAAGTATAACAATAAAATCAACAGAAATACCATTTTTGAACACAAAAACATATGTTGCGGGTCAATTTGAATGGGGTGAAATTAATGTTACATTCCGTGACCCTATTGGACCATCAGCAGCACAGGCATTGATGGAATGGGTACGTTTACACGCTGAATCAGTTACAGGTCGTATGGGATATGCTGCGGGGTATAAAAAAGACATCACATTAGAAATGTTAGACCCGACAGGAGTTGCGGTTGAGAAATGGATAATGCAAG